GAACCTTCCTTGAATATTTCAAGTCTCTTTGTATTTGAAAATGTAAATTTCACACTCCTGTTAGTGTTAACAGGGGTGGGATTCATATTTACTGTATACGCCCGCATATAGATAAATATACTTCCTCCACGACCTGTTGCCGGAATTGGAATATCATCAACTATTATTGTTACTTTCACACCGTTAACAAGATGCTCAGTGCCATCTTGTCTTGCAAGAACCTTTATTCCCCCCTTCCCATCATCAACCCCCACTAAAAATGCATGTGTTGACTGATTACCTCCTCTACTGGCTGGTTTAGTTTCAAAAACACATGCTAATCTAGCATCTAATACCCGCGCAAAATTATCAGAACTTATTTCAATAGCTTTAACCCATCCTGTTTCAAGCTTTCCTTTTGGATATATCTTGTTGTTCAATGGTGTTCCCGAAATAACTTTATTCGTTGCAAAATACACATCTCCCAAAATCCTCTTCGCATCTACTGTTCCACTGAAGTGCCCATCAGCCCCCTCAATCCGTCCTCTAAACGTGGCATTATTTAGTTCTACATTGCCAGTTTTTCCATCAATATTAAACCCTCGTTTTCCTGCTTGATAATTCGTGGAGATGATTTTTTTCCCCACTAAAAGCTTATCAATGGTAGCCTTGCTAAATAACGCATCATTGAAAAAAGCTTGTCCATTTTGAATAACAAAAGGTGTCACCACTTTACCGTTTAATGACGATATCACTGCAAAGTTTTGGGCATTAACCAGAAATTGACTATTTCCTTGCGCATTGAATCCTAAGCCAATGCCAGTAATGACTTTATTCCCTTTGCTATCCTGCTGGACTTTCATTGTCCATGATGCGGAGATTTTGCCATTTAAATCAGTGACCACTTTCGACGTTTGTTCGATTTTGGCTGAACTTGTACCCACTTGGCTTTCTAGGCGAGTGACTTGCTGGGCGGTAGAAGTCACTTTACCTGAAACCTCTGTCACTTTGGTTTCAAGTTGATTTACCGCATTCGCTGTTGCATTGGCTTTCTGTTCGCTCGATTTAGGCACGTCATTCGCCACAAACCCTTTCGGTGCCACCGATTGCTTGTTGTTGGTATAAGTGCTGGTGATAATTTGATGGTTAACACTTTTATGTTTAGTTAACTGATATTTTGCCCCTCCCCGTAAATAAATATATTCCACAGAGCCATTCGTTAATTGAGCGGGTCCCATCACAGGGGATTGATTTGTCCATTTCCAATCAAAATTATCAATGATGCGATTTTCAGACTGAGTTCCCCATCCAGAACCACTGACTTGCCATTCCACAATCATGGCAAAGCCTTTAGTGCTGTGAGTCGCATAGCTGGGTTTATTGTCTGAATATTGCCCTAAGGTTCTAAAAACCTTAAAGGCATAACGTCGAGAGGTTACTAAAGGTAAAATAACTGGATAATAGGTATTTTCATTGAGTTTAGATAAATCTAAATCCACCACCACAGACTCCGTTAAATCGGCTTTCACTTTATCTAATTTGCTGGATAACGTTTGTACCTGAGAGGTTGCGGACGTCACTTTGCCATCGATATTAGATACTCGCGTATTTAATGCATTTACTGCACTACTATCAGCTTTCCCTTTAAGAGTTGAATTGAGCGTTGAAATCTCTTGCGTTTGCGCTTGCTGTTTCGAGGTGAGGGTTTCTATTGATTGATTAATCGCTGAAACATTCCCATTCATCCGTGTTTCCAATGACTGTCTGGCTTTGGCTTCCGCTTGGTCGCCTATAACACGCGCTTGTTTCTCGGCGGAGATAAGTCCTGCGGTGACTTTCGATAAATCATTGCCAGTATAATCACCACGAAGTTGAGTGGCTAAGGATTGTCGTTGTTGCGCTTCAGTTTTATCAGCCTCAATACGTGCTTGTTGCTCTTGTTTAATTGCAGCGGCCTGAGCCTCTGTTACCGTTGAAACTTGGTTAATCCGCTCAGCCAGTAATTTTTCTACCTCCTCCAGTTTTTTTTCACTTTCTTCAATTGTCGCACCATGCCTCATCAACTCAGATAAAATCTTGTCGTGATTTAGCCTCATCAACTCATGTAATTCAGTAATCTCGATTTGGTTTGCTTTACTGTTAATTTCACCCAATAAGTCTTGCGCGAGTTGATCTCGACTGATTTGCCCCGCTAATTCATCAAGAAGTAAATTCGCTTGAGCAGAGCAAACACCTGAAGCTTCCACAAACGGCGATTTACCATAGCTATTTAAAGTTCGGACATAAAAATAATAGGTATATCCTGGTTTCAGGTTTTCTTGTGTCCAGTAATGCCCCTGTCCTACTTTATGAGTATGAACCATTACCTCATGTTCAGAGAGATTGGCGAGTTTTTCCTCACTAAACCAAAATTCAAAGGTATAACCCAAGACAGCACTATCACCTTGTTTTGGTGAGACGGTGAGGCTGAACATTCCCGAAGTAACATCAACCTTAATGGGAGCCGGCGGTGCTTGGATAGCAAAATCACTGATAGCGGGTGCCGACATCGCACCAGCCACATTTGTTGCTCTGACTTCAACACGATAAGTGCCTCTCATTAAACCGTTAATATCAACACGTTCACCCGGCACCTGAATAGACTGTATAACCTTGCCATTCTGGAAAATATTGACCGTGTTATAGCGCACATCAGACGCCACATTCTGCCAAGAAAGCGTACCTTGCACGATGTCACTGACTGCAAGTGGAACAAAGGTAAGATTAATAGGTGCTGCTACACCGCCGGTGGGTAATTTAGTGAATGGGGGTCTAACAAAAGGTTTCCCAATGACGTCTTCATATAAATAAGCACCATCTTCTTCTAATGTCAGAGAGACACCTTCTAAAGCATGGAAGGTCCATTCAGCAATACGGAATTCCAGCCCACTAATTCCCAAAGCGGGTAGTTCTAAAAGCACAACTTCCCCCGGACGATAAGCATAGCCGTCTAAGTTCATCGTGAGTTGAACCCGTCTTCCGGCTTTCTTTTTGCGGAGATATTGGCGGGCTAATCGTTGGGCTTGATAAGGGCTGGTGACAAAACGATAGTCGATATTCTCTCGAATTTCTAAGCCATCCTCTTTCACCCATTCGTCCACAATCACAGGCGTGAAGTCGGTTTTTGTGTACAACTGTTCGGCATCAATAAATGTGCCATACACCGCATTGGTCGCGTCTTTTAAACCTGTTTCAGGGGTACAAGTGACGGTGCCAATCAACTGTGATTCAGTGATGGTTTTTATTGCCGGCCCATAATAAGCGCCGATTTGAATACCGTGTTTTCCTGCGGTGAATGTCGGTTCCGCGTTAATGCATTTGTGCATTGCTTCCAAGACACTGGATGGACTCTCATTTAAGTCATAGGCACCATTAAGGGTATATCGCGACTCAAATCCACCTTCTGGTAGACTCACTTTTTCATCACATAAATCGGCCGCCTGTTTAAAGCTGTCAAAATCAATATCCGTATCAGGCACTTTTAAATAATGGCGATAATAATCCAAAATGACTAAAGCCCCATTATTACTCCATGCAGTTTTCCCAGTGCGAGGATCAAACAGATGTTTTCCCCAGACTTCACATTTCACATTGGGTAATCCATAGGGGAATTTTTCTTGGTCAAACGTGAGTGTCACACGTAACCACGCTAGACCTCGACCAATCATATCCTCTTTCCATGACGAGCAATTTTTAAGCATAAAGGGATCGGCATCTTCCCTATCGTTATGTAATTCCCATGAGGCTTTATCACCAAATGTCTCAATGAGATCATCCCCCAACCAAATCTTCCCAATTTTCTCTATGGGGTGTCCAGCAAGTGCCAATGCCAATGTGATTTTTTCATTTTCATCTTGTTCGCCAGTTTCTTCCTCTGCGAAGAAAAGCAAACCCGATATCACTATTTTTCCGATGATTACGGTTTCAGGGGCAGACGATGAACGTAACATCTGTTTGCGTTCACCTGTATCTCGATAATTCATGGAGGGTAGTTTAGGCTTAAAGATCAATGAGCCTGCCATTTGAACTGCGACACCAGCCGACATTAAAGCAATCCCTATTCCCGCAGTAACACCACCATTAAACAGCCCAGCAATCATTAAGCCAGCACCCAAGACTTTTGAAATTAATCCACCACTCCCACCCATTATTCCACTCTCCACGCTTTTATTGGGTTAATCTGCACTGGCTTCACGCCTTCTGGGGTTACGCCCCAATAATGCCCCGCCCAAACCACCGCTAAGCTGTCACCGTCCTCACCTTTAAACAATACGAGGTCGCCACGCTGAACGCGTTCAATCTCAATGGATTTGAAATAGCGTGAAACGGCTTTCTCTAAGGAGCCAAATTTAGATTTGATAAGATTGAAGGCTTCGGCTTTGGTTTTATAGTGATTGAGATAAGGCTTTATTGGCGAGAAACCGCATTGTGCGTCAATACATTCAGAGGCAAAAATACAACAATCAAATTTGCCCCATGAAAAAGGGCGGCTCATCGCCACCCTTATGGTTTCTGGTAACTGGAGTGTCCAGTTAGGTTGTTTCATTCATCATCCTTTCCGCTTATAATATGAACTATCATCTACTTCTCATATTAAGCAAAAATCATTAACTAATTGTATTACCTAATATTGTGCTGATTTACCACCGATGCATTGATATTCAATAGCAACATTCATTCTTGTACATGCAAATCCATTACTCATACCACAATTTTCAGTTTTCCCACCAAATGCTTCAGCGCCTTCATATCCCCAAGTTTTACATTTTTTTGTTGCTAATTCGTTTGCACGTTCTATATCAACAACAGGAACTTCAAAAGCACCGAATTTATCACCATATGTATAACCCATACGAACCGTACCATCAGCTTTACTACCACCGATAGGTACTATTTCTTTTTTCACTGAGCAACCCGATAAGATTATTGAAAAACAGATTATGAATAACGATTTAGCCATGTTATCCCCTTCGCAATTACTTATAAATAAATGCAGGTGCATCTTTCTTGCTGCCCCAATAAATCGCTCGTTCAGCCATTTGAGCAACATAACGAAAGATGCGATCCCCTTGCCTTCTTGACGACCAAGATTCATCAGTGAATCTATCGGGTAACCCGATTGACCATCGTTCGAATCGATTAGAAACATTAACACATACGGCATTTTCTTCGCCAGACACCACATTGATAGATGTGATTTGTCCAACAAATAAGATTTCAGCAAGCAACGGTTTACCCTCTTCACCGATGGCGGCCATCATCAACCGCACTTCTCGCCCTCGACTTTGCTCATTCATCACCATCCCCACCAGCGATTTATCAAAACCGGCCAATTTAAGCTGTAATTGTGGTGGACTGGTTGTCTTATTTTCTTTTAGCTGACTGATTTCGCCTAAACTTCCTACACCTAAATAGGTTTCCCCCGCAATAATCAGTTGCCCAACACCGGTATGCGCACAGGTCACGCCTGATTTTAAATCGAGTCTGGCGGCTAAGACGATATAAGCCCCCTCATTAATCGCGTTGACCATGGCGTCAGAAAATGGATGATATTGCATTAGTACAACACCTCCTCAAAAGATAACGTGATATTGGTATACCCCAAGCGACGATGCTGAAATTTACCCTGTTCATTATCAACGAGCCGAAAAACTCCAAAAGGACGCTCAACCTCGAGCATTTCATTGACGGTAGGTGACGTTCTTAACATCGGCGAAATAAGAATAATGGCACGTCCTTGATTATCACTGACCACATCTGCCACCACCATTTTGAGTTCATTACCCACAGTTAAACGATCCCCTTGCTGTAACACGCGCATATTGCGCTTCCAGTCCTTTGTTTCTAGCCGATGTCCCAATTGGCTCGGTATTGCAATACGAGGCGAACCATACCCATAACGCCCTTTTCTTATCCAGCTTGATATTTTGACCCGTCCCGACATCCCATCCAATGAGGCCACCAGCGCTTCTAACTGGCGCGATTTCTCTTCATTTAAATTATTGAATGTCAGCTCACAACGCCAACGACTTCCAGGAAAGCGTACCGTCTGGCTACCTCCATTAAATGGCGAGGTAAAGGTTTTGCTGTTACTCAATAATTGCCAGTTTTCCTGTGTGGGGATCACCTCTTTTGGCCATTCAAGAATAGACATTTAAACTCCTAATGTTCTGCGTGCTGCGCCATTACTTTGAAAGTCTTGTAACATCATCGCGTGAGCTTTCTGTGCGCCTGCTTCTGTCCCTTGTTGTGCGGCTTCTTTCATTGCCTGCGCAAGTACAGCGTCACCATTTCCTGTCACCGTAATATGATTAACGACTGTCATTTGCACACTACCCGCACGGGCTAACGTCGGTTGTGGTGTAACGGGTATTCGTCCTGCGACAGAGCCCACAAAGCCCCCCGAAGCATAACCTTGCGCAGCATGCATTAAGCGATAGAGATTGCCGACACCTAATTTAGCCGTCGCTTCTTTGGTAAAAACAAACTCACCACCATGCACAATCCCTTTAGGTTCGAATTTCCCGCCATGCCCTGTATAACCACCGTAAGCATGCCCTTTGCTCATCCATCCCATATCAAAGCCCATTGCCTGCCCACCTGCTTCAATGGCTTTGAAAATCAGCATTTTCATCACCATTCGAGTGATATCGGAGATCACCGCATTGGCAAAATCTTTAAAGCTTCCTTTGCCCGTTAAAGCAAAATCGGCTAATGCATCAGACATATTATTAAGGGCATTGGTGGTGACGTTTCTGACGTTTTCCATCACATCCATAGCCGACTCACTGAAATCCGATAAACCTTGTTTTAATCCCGCCATCGGATCGCCTTTCATGGCCTCTCGCTTCCTTAGCTCTTCCTCAATCTGCTGTTTAGTGAGTTCGACATTACGTTGTAAGTTCACCAGCTCTTTTTCGCCTAAATCCACACTGGCTTGCTGATACAGCACATCAATCTGACGAAGGGCATTAAGCTTTTCTTGCTCTGCGCGTGTCTTTCCTATCAAGGTGGTTTCAAATTGCATCTGCTCAATTTCTTTACCGCGATCATAAGCAAATTGCGCAACCGAGTTAGCACGAGCTAAATCATCAATGGCTTTCGCTTTTTCTTTTATCGTCTCAATGGCTTTGGAATCGATTTTTAAGATGGCATCAAACTTGTCTTTATTCTGTTTGATATCAGCTAATGCGGATGTGTATTCATTAAAGGAAGAGGTAGTGCCATACAGCTGAATACTTTGTCCATCTGCAATCAGTGAGGCTTGTTTTTCCTCTAATTCCGTTAAGATTTTGGTGTATTGCTTGGCATAATCAATGGTTGATTTGTGGCTGGGCTTATACGTCCGTTTGGCTTGCAGTGCCAGTTGTGCCTCAATTTCAGCTTGTAAGGCCTTATCGTAGCCTTGCATATCTGGCGTAATTTTGCGTGAAGCCAATACATCTTCTGCATTTAATTTCGCTAATGCCTTCCCTGTGGCTTGCGCTTTTGCCACTGAACGTTGCGATTTTTCAATCGATTCATCAATCTGTTTAGCAATCGCCGTGGCGACATTCACTTGGCTATTTGTCGCCTGAAGCGTGATATCAATGAGTGATTCATATTCAATGCCTAAACTCTTTAAACTCGCCTTAAGTGAATTGATAACGGCATCAACATTTTGTAACTCAGTGGCATAGCGTTTATATTCCGGAGCTTGATCGCCCACTTTTTCTTTGAGTGTCGCCAACATATTTTGCATATTGGCTCGCTGACGCTCTAAGTTATTAACTTGCTCTGCATATGTCCCCATCGCAGCATCAAGCTCTTTTTGCTTTTCAGCCACTCGTTTAAGGTATAAATCCCCCACACCTTGTTCAGCAAACGCCTTTTCACTCTCAACGCTGTATTTTGATAGACCTTGTAAGGAAATGACCTGTTGTTTAAGCTCCTCGACTTTCTCCAATTGCGCGTTAATGCCCGATGAAACTTTACTTAAATTCGCCACTAATGTGGCATTGCTCATTTTGTTTAACGCTTCTGTTGATGTATCAAGGGAATTGGCAAATTCAATCGATTCGAGTTTGGCTTGTTTGACATTTTCGCTGTATTCATACAATCCCATGCCCAATGCTGCAACACCCGTCAACACTAATCCAATAGGGCCACCCGCGAATCCCATAACACTGTTAAGTGCTCGCCCCGCCACCGTTGATTGACGCCGAGCGGTCGTTAATGCACGTTGAGCAACGTTTTCGGCGGTTAATGCCTGTGTATAATTTAGAGAGGCTGTTCTTGCGAGTGACTTTGTGGCGATAAGGTTATCAAGTGCTATTTTTTCCGCGTTAGTGCCTCTAGCAACTTGATATTCCATTTTGGCTCTATTGAGCGCCGATGTGGTGGCTTCTTTATCCGCCCATGCCTTCCTCACGGCACTGGTTGCTGCCACACTGTTTGCCTCTGCACTCTGTAATGTGGCTTTGGCTTCATTCAACGTTGTCTGATTTTTCAGATAAGTGGCTTTCGTCCATTGAGAGAGTTTTGCTACCAATGCCGTGACGGCGATCCCTTCGACTACTTTAGCGACTAACGATAGATTATCGGCAAGAGTGGTCATCCCTGTGGTAAAAAGCTGAGTCGCACCTGTACCTTGATTCGCTTCACCGATAAATTTTGTCATCGCCGATTGAAGATTAGTAAAACCTTGGCTAACCGTTGTCACGCTGGTAGCAAATTTTTTATCCACACTGTCGGCTGCACGTTCTAAGGCTTGAATGACTTTTTCAATCGTCATTTCACCGTCTTGGGCTTTCTTCCTTAGTTCACCCACACTAACATTCATTCCGTCAGCGATGGCTTTCGCTAACGCAGGCGTTTGCTCCATCACTGAATTTAGCTCTTCGCCACGTAACTGACCCGAGGCTAATGCTTGACCAAATTGAGTTAATGCCGCTTGGGCTGCGGTTGCACTCGCTCCTGAAATCGCCACGGCTTTTGAGACAGTTTCCGTGAGTTCAGCGACTTTTTGCTGACTTAATCCTAAGCGATCGGCATTATCCGCAAAACGTTGATAAACCTGTGCTGTGGCATCCAATGATTGATAGGTTTTTTGGGCAATATCATAAACCGCTTGTGTGGCTTTATTTAACTCAACGGAGCTTTCTGTCACCAGTTTTAAGCGGTTCTGTAATTCCGTCCAACTATCGGCATAATTAATGACTTGATGAATGGATAATGCACTTGCGGTGACACTCGCAAAACGGGCAAAAAGCGCCGAGGATTTTGCGGTTTGCGATACCATTCGCTCTTGTTGCACGGTGATAGCTTGAAGGCTGACGCGAATACTTTGCCCAAATTGTTCTGTTTGGCGCTGGCTACGGTTGATCGCATTTGTGAAATTTGCCGTATTCAGCGTCAAATCAATATTTAATCTACCTAATGCTCCCGCCATAAATTCAATCCTTGGTATGAACACTACAAAAGCAAACTTTCACCCTGAATAAATGCAATATTCCTTGTTATTTGCTATTGCTTTAATTATTGATAAACTGAAATTTCGAATAATAGAGGGGGTTTTATGAGACTTATTCTGGCGTTATTACTACCTTGGTTACAATTTTTCACGATTGGTCGCCCATTTGCTGGCATCTTCTGCCTTATCCTACAAATCACCTTAATTGGGTGGATCCCTGCGGCTATCTGGTCGGTTTATGCCCTTTCTCAATACAATACGGATAAAAAAATTGAGAAAATGTCTCGCGGTGGTTAACGATTAAGCCCCACAGATGTGGGGCTATCGATTAGCTAATACACTCTCAGTGACATTATCCCACAGTTCTTCTTCCGTGATTTTCTTCTTCCACATCGGCATAAAATCCATCAATTCAGGCGGAGACGTTTTCGGATCACGATTTATCATCGCGAGAAGATGCGCCACTTGTGCCATCCGATAATCCTCTCGCCATAAACCAAAGGGTTGTTTACGATAAAAGGCCTCATATTCACACAAGTGGCTTTCGGGCATTTGCTCGATTTCCGCGAGCGTTTTTCCCAGCGCCAACGACAATATCAATTGAAATTGTCGTCGGTCTCCAAGTTTTTTTCGCTGTTCCCCGCTTCGGCCGTAAACACCGCATTAGAGAACCCTTGCCCTAGACGATTAAGACCTTTTAAGTCTTCTTCATTTTCAGCATCAAAAAGCAGTTCCCCTTTTTCATCACACAACTTAAAGGCCAACATTCTGGCGACATCGTATTCATCGTAAACACGATTTATCGCCTCATTAAATTGTTCGGGATCGTCTTCGTCTAAGTAAATGTCCTGCGCTTCGGCAAGCTTGATTTTAATTTGGCGAAGTTTGCGCTGAATGTAATTCATTGTGCCAACATCCAGCTCTTTAACATAAAAGGTGTTGTCTAAATAGGTAAAAGGCGTCACTTTCAGTGCTTGGTTTAACACCAATTCTCGCAATAAAGCGTTAGACATAATCACTCCTAAGATTTTTTATCGAGAAGGGAGATGAGAAATAATAAGAGAGGTGAGTTAAGGGTTATTTCTTCACATTCAAATAATCACGGCCAGACAATTTAATCGAGATCCCCGAATCCATCATTTGCCCTACACTGCCATCAATGTTCATGCCCGTTTCGACAGAGCCGTAATAAAACATGGAGCCTTCATCTCGTGTTAATACCATTTTCACCGCAAATTTTTCTTTGCTGTTTTCATATTTACGCAAGAGTCGCTGCACATCACTGGAGCTATAACGTAAGAAGAAGGTCAATTTAATTGAGCCGTATTCCGTATCACCGGATTCATATTCCTTGCCATCACTGCAAATGGTGGTGACATCAATTTGTTCGGTTGTCGAACCGTCTTTACTGAAACTTTTTACCGCACAGAAATTATTAGACCATTGAATACGTTGTGCTTTGGCGTTTGAAAAATCCGTAGGTAGCGTTTTATCACTCCAATCCACTTCGTCGCACAGGGTCACTTTATTGCCATCAACCTGTGCAATGGGAAAACGCCCATCTAACTCCCCTAAACCCGATAACATAATCATGTCATCCGCTTTCAGTTTATTATTGGCGATGGTAATGGTTGCGGGTGATAACGTCGCTTCCGTCACTGTCATCGCCTCCCCTAAGCCGGTTTGCACAAAGATCTTCGTGCCGAGGAAAGGCGTCGCTTTATGGTTTTTTGACTTTGCCATATCCATTCCTTATTTATCTGATGAAATCATTAATTCGAGAACAAGCCGATGCAATTTGACATCCGCTTCATACCCAAAGACCGCATTCACCCGTTGTGCAAATGGGATCGCCTCAACAATCTGAGCCTCAATGTTTTTACGCAAGACCATGAGGGGTTGTGGCTGTGGCGCATACACATCAAGTTGCACACGATAGTTGTCTAAATCTGTATCCTCCAGCGCACTGTTAGGCGTGATGCTGGCGAACTGGATCACAATGGCGGGATAATGCCTTTTGCCTTCAGGTAATACCTGAAAAAAAACCCTTCCATCGACCAGCGGTGAAAGGGTCTCTTTTAATTGCTGTATCATGATCTCTACCTTGCTTTTTCAATATCCTCTTTAAGTGTTTGAACAATCACTTTAGCCGTCGCTTCCTTTTTCGCTTCAAAGCTGGGGCGCATAAACGGTTGTGCGGGCATCTTGGCGGTACCAAACTCGACAAACCACCAATAAAACGGATCATTTGGATTCAATGCCGCACTTTTTCCCGTTACCTGTTTAAAGACAGACACCTTTTTACCCGATAATGATTTCACCCAAATGCGCGTTTTGACTTGTCCATTACGCTGCACTTTCGTTTTAGAACGAATATTGCGCTTGATGGTGCCTTTGCGTCGATGAGGCACCGTTTCCTTAAGGATCGGCACTCGATGTTTGATTTCCTGCTTTAACGCCGAAGCGCCTGCATTCATCGCCTTACGCGCACTTTGATTTCTGGTTTTACGGGCAATGTCTTGCATTCGTTGAGCGAGTTCAGACAATCCACTGATTTTAATCTCACCCATCATTCACGCCCTCTTTGCACATCAATTGAAGCTCACGATGACGCTCATAAGGGTCAATAATCGAAATAATATTAAATAGTCGCTTACCCCATACAATACGCATCGAAGTATCAATGTCAGCGATATAGCGAATAATAATTCGTGTTGTGGCCTCACTTTGTACTTGTTGGGCTTGAAAATATTCCCGCCCTTGATAAGGCATGATCGCTGCACGTACTTTTGTCGCATGATCCGTCCAAATCACATCATTGCCACTGATGGCATCGGGCGCTAATACTGATTTTTGAATATGAATAGTGTGGCGTAATCGTCCCGGATCCATTAACTACCTCGCCAATTTCGACAAAGCAGTAACAATCGTTCTGCTGCTTTATTTTCATATAACGGAATTTCACTTTGGCTGGTTCGATGTTCAAACATATCCCCCAGCACCAAAAGCATGGCCGATTTCACTTCATAAGGGATATCATCGGGTGATTTCCATGCTGGTTCATCACACCATCTCAAACAATAATTTAATGCGCTTTGTGCATAAAATAGAATCTGCTCATCGCGATCATCACCGCTGTATTCGAGATGCTGTTTTAATAAAGAAAGAGGAATGACATCTAAGATATTCATGATGTAATACGGGATAGTTACCTACCCCGACCTATTACTTAAGCACTTCTTCCAGACGTTGGGAAAGTTCCTTTAATTAAGGCTTGAGGGCGATAATGGGCTAATGCTAAACGCTCTTCACACAAAATGGTCAGCATATTCTTCACAAAGTTATCACGATCTTCTCGACTCACTTCGATAACTGCATTCATTCGATCCCATACTTGAGACGCCAAATCAAATGCACCAACAGTAAACTCACCTTGTTTTTGTGCTTTTGTTGGAACAACAGGTAATCCCCACATTACATTTGAAGTAAACGCTTGTGGACCTCCAAAAATATAACGCCCTTCTTTATCTTTCATTAACGCAATGGCATGCCAATCACGAGGATTTAAAATAATACCAGAGGCGCTAAATTCAGATTCTGTTACCTGATAAATGGCATGAGCAATCAAGTCAGCATGCGTGTCGCCCGTAGCACTCAACGTGGTATCATAAGCAGTGGCAACATGATTAATCCCCGTCAAATTATCCGCTGTACCGTCACCATTGAGTAATTGCTCCTCTTCCACTAATGCTAAGCCATACAATAAGCGGTTATTAACGTAAGACTGTAACTGCACAGCATCATCCATCACTTGGCGAGACGCTTGGATCCAATGAGCAATAGTGATCACATTTGCCGTTTGTTTTTCAAACGTCAGATTAGATTCTGGCTTTTGTGCCTTTTCTTTCACTGGTGCCGCGCTATTGGTAAACAATTTTTCGCGTACATATTCCAGTGAGTTACTGGAAATACGACCTTGTGCTAATAAATCGCGGATAACTAAACGACGCATCCCCGGCATAATAATACCCGGTACTTGCATCGGCTGAATGAGAACTCCGGCTGAGCTCGCATCACTGCCTAATGATTTATTAAAGGTTTTCACTTCATAAGAAGCCTGACTCCCATTCCATGATTTTGTCAGCGCTTCTGCTGCTCGCTCAGAAAAATCTTTTTTCGTATTAGGATCATCAGCGCTCGTTGCCCCTTTCTGCTCTAAATCAAACAGACGTTCACCGGCTTTTTTTAACTCCTCTTGAACTAAGACTAAATCTGTTTGTAATTGCTTTGAAACTGCGCCAGTAGCTTCAATTTCTTTCTTCTGTGCATCGAAGAGCTCTTGCACCTTTTTTTGTGATCCTTCGATGGCTTCTTGGATAATAGCTAAGTCAGACATATTCTATCCTTTCAGATTAAATGCATTAATTTGGTTAACAATGGATGCGACTAGGGATTGTTGAGTGTCATCGGACTCACTCCGAATAGCGGATTTGAAGCGGGAAATAAAACCGACTGCTTCTGATTTTGATAAACCGGCTGACTCTCTCAGCCAATCCTCAATATCTCGGATCGTTAATAACCCATCGATGCTCTTGAGTGATGAAACCTGTGCTTGGTCATTAGCGGGAAATGTACAAATACTAATTTCACGTAACAGGGAGATATTTTTAAAAATACGGCCTGAAGGTGTTCGCTCAAAATCATTACGCAGACACCCGAATCCGATAGAAAGCCCGTCAACCGTGCCATGCTTCATTGCCGCTTTTAGATCTTGAGCTGCACTATGACCGGGTGTCAGTTGTCCTCTCACTCGTAATCCTTTTTGATCTTCCTCCATGTACTCCCATTTCCCCACAGGAAGCTCCCAGACTCGATGGTTATAAAACATAGCGACTTTTTGTTTTTGCTTATCTAAAACATGCTTAAACGCACCGGGTAAAATAATGTCACCATCGGAATCTTGATGACTAAATACAGAGGCATAACCTTCGAAAACGCCTTGTGTGCCATCACCCGTAAATTTGATTTCCGCTTCATCAAAATTCAGTGTTTTTCTAATATCAGGCATTGAACCCCCATAAATAATTAAGCCCCACTTTCGTGAGGCTCCTTATTGAGTTGGTTAATCGGTAAATATTGTGCTTGCCGGTAAGCGACATCTCCACCTTCAAGAGGAGGATAATTATCAAGCCGTCGCATTTCATTAATAGTTCTTAGCCCCGATTCTCCCATCGCTTTCATAAACGCGGCGCGTGAAGTAGAATCGCCTCGCAATAATCCATCAAGGTTATGTTCAGCATGGTATTTTCCCACTTCGGGGGGTTTTAGAAGCCAACGCGCAATGCAGTTTTCCCATCGGGAGATATAGGGTTGTAAGGTATATTGAAGAAAACCTAAGTTTTGTTGCTCAATACCTGTTCCCCAACTTGTTGATTTTTCAACATCGCCGACTAAATGCGGGGGAACACCAAAAAAACGGGCTAATTCACTGACTTGAAATTTGCGGGAAGACATTGTTTCTGCATCTTGAGGACTAACACCAATATCTTGTGCTTGAAATCCCCCTTCTAAGATCCACAATCGTTTTTTAACGGGACCACCCGCAATTTCTTTGAAATTCTCTTCAAGTTGGCTACGTTGCTCTTTATTCAATACCTTATCGCCCGTTGTCAGAATTTTAGGAGACTTAGCCCCATTAGCGTAAAACTCACGTTGTTGATCTTCCATCGCAACGGCCGTGCTTGCTGTCTTACACGCATAAGCAATAGGCGACAATCCGACTAATCCATTAAAACCAAACCCTTTTAAATGAAAAATTTCATGTTGTTTAAATTTCGCAAACTCATGATCACGCTGATATTTATAGATAATATTCTTCCCCTCCATGCGTACATCCATATTGGCAGACAACAGAGGAAGCAAGCTAATCACATCACCCACTTTATTTCGCTCAATCAACGCGAAAGCATTACCATAAAAGCAAAGCTGCATAGTCATTGCCTCTCGGAATTCTTGAGCGGTCATATATTGATTGGGCGAATATCGCAGTAATCGAGCCAATGGGTTACTTAAATCAACTTTGGTTCTATTTCCCTGTTTATCCGTTTCGAACACATCCAGTGGCAAACAAGCCGTTAACGTCGAAATTAAGCTAACACAACGCCAAACCGTGGATATTTGGAGTATTCGCTCATCATTTACAGAAGAATCACCAAGCGAGCCTTGCGCTGAGATAACGCCTGATTGTGAACCTTGTTCAGGTGTCACGAGTCTTCCCCCAACAAAGAAGGAAGCCAGACGCGCAAACCAACCATGATTAGTGCGCAAATCGATTGAATATTGTTTATCTGTCATCACATACTCAATGGGTTAGAGAAAAAGTCATCAAGGTTGCCATCATCAACCTCACCTTCCGCAGCACCAATCGCCATTGCTGATGCCACCACACCATCAATTCGACCAGTGCTTTTTTTCTTGGCAAAGACGCGGTTATCTTTTTGGTCAGCCTCAAGCACAGCGGATGCGGCATTCCATCTCAAACAAGGATTGGTGTGGATCTCAATCTTCTTGTCATCAATTAGCTGTTCAAACAGTTCGATAGAATGTGGCATCCATAGCCCTGAGTCCTTGGCTTTGTAATATCCTTGTCCATGCGGAGTTAAAGGAACTGTCACCCCCACCTCATCGAGTTTGGGTTCAAGGTATTTAATTCGATAAGGGTCAAAGGCAATGGCTCTCATGTTGACGCGCATCGCCATTTCAGCAATACGTTCTGCCACAAATTCATATCTCACCGCATTCCCTGGCGTCGTATGCATAAAACCTTGCCTTACCCATAAGTCGTAAGGCACTCGGTCGGTTTTCGCTCTATCCAATAAGGTGTCTTTGGGTGTCCAAAATTCGACATAAAGACGTTTGAGACGAGGAAAATACAAGGCTAATGCGGTTAAATCTTTGGTTCCCGATAAATCCAATCCGCCATAACACTCTTCACCTTGAAGATCATCAAATGTGAACGTGTTTTCACACTGCATCCATGTTTCACTGTTAATCCACGGATTATCAGCATCCACCCACTGACAAAAATTAAGCCGACGCACAATGCTTTCTTTCGCGGGCATACCTCGGGCTTGTGTCACTTGCTCGCGTAAGTAGCGATCAGAAAAGGTGTAACCCAGTGACGGATTGGCTTTCCCCCAGCAAGATTCATCCTTAAAGGGATCATCGCCCTCATCCAGTGAGCAAATATAGGAAAAGAAACTGTCGTCTTCGATAGTGCCTTCGGCGACTTTTCGACCGTATTCATGGTAGTCATAACACACACTGGTTTTATCATGGCCACTGTTGGTGATCATAAATATCAAGGCTTGCCGCCGACCTTTTGTGCCCGCTCGCATCATCTCGACGGCGGTATTGTTTTTATGCTCATGAATTTCATCTATCAGCGCACAATGGGGACGAGGCCCTGATTGCCCATCATCTGAGCTAATCGGGCGAAAGAATGAACTTGTTTTCAAATAAGCCAAGTTCCACTCTTTACCTGTTCCGCCTGATTTGGTGATCCGCTGACTTAATGCGGGAGATTGATCAACCATCGCCACCGCATCACGAAACAAAATCATGGCTTGGTCTTTTTTCGTAGCTGCTGCATACACTTCGGCGCGCGGTTCACTGTCAGCGACTAAACAATACAACCCAACGCCACCTGCCATCGGTGATTTTCCTGAACCTTTGCCTGATTCAACGTACACCATGCGAAACCGGCGTGTACCATCAGTCATTTTCCAGCCAAAAATGGAGCCAATCACAAAGCATTGCCAAGGCAATAAAATAAACGGTTTTCCTTCATGCTCCCCGCCATTGAGCTTTAAGACTTTCGCGAAAAAATCGATCACTCTTTTGACGGCCTCGACATCCCAGACTAATCCTCGTTGCTCGGCTTCGTTTAAATCTTTAAGATGACGCGCACATGCATGACGAATATCAGGCCCCGCTAAGATTTTTCCTTGATGCACGTCTTGCGCGTATTGCGTTGCCGGATCAACCGAAATATTGGTTGAGCGGATCTTCCTCTTCTTCTCCACCATCCATCTTCACCTTCGAACGAGCGGCGGGGGTTAAACCAAACTCGACTAAATAACTTTTAAAACGGCGATCTGCATCAGCTAACATGGCAACGGCAGGATTCGCTTTAATTAAAAAATCCCCTAATTGCGTTTTTGTAGTGTATGTCCGACCTTCAATGGCAATGGTGTCTCGCAATTGAAGAATATCGGCGTAGATATCACACAGCCGTTCTAATGCCAGCGTGTCAGCCACGGTTAAAACACCCATTCCATCGAGTAATAAGGTTAATTTTGCCCACGCCATTTTCCCCCAATCCGTTAAATGTTCGGGCGGGCTTGGAATTTCACGTTTAGGTTGGGGTTCTTTATCGTTGAGTTTTCGTTTTCCCGGATTACCGGTGACCACCTTCAAGTGGGTCGGTTTCGGGCGTCTTCCTGCCATCGGAACCTCCCAGAAAAAACTTTTCATTTCGCGGTTGTGCGCACAAATGAGGGCGCTAGGTAATCAGGGCGAAAGTGTTTGAACTTTTCTCCCGCCCCACCCGTTGTTATTTCAATTTAGAATTATTTCAAATGGATATCGGGTGCATTCATGATCATGTCATTAGTGCATGTCAGTGTGACTGTGATATCAACTTGTTTACATAATCCATCAGCGGGTGGAAGAACAACTAACTTTTGATTACTTAACAACTCACCATCAACACTTAATGCATGACCAACGAAGCGACCGCCACGAAATAGCTTGGATAACTTCACTTGTTTTTGATTACACAACGTTATTTATTCCAATGAGAGTTCGGATCGAGCGGAATGCCATCCGCATTACAGCCAATGACTTTGCCACTCTTTTCGATACGTTGTTTGGTTGAGTTATGATGCAGTTCGCATAAGCTTTGAAAGTTCTTTGTGTCCCAGAATAAGGCTTGAGCTTTTGCGATACGTTCTTTATCACCTGATTCAAGTGCTTCTTTAAGACGATGTGGAGTAATGTGGTCAACTACTGTGGCAGCAGTAATACGTCCTTGCTCTTGGCACATGACGCAAAGCGGATGTTCATTGAGAAATGCTAATCGCACTTTAGCCCAGCGACCACCATAGACATTGCGTTTTTTCATTTTTTTTATTCCATTACAAATTTTCCGCAATAAAAAAGCCACCAGTGGTTAACTGATGGCTATCTGTATACACCAATCAATGAATGACGTTTGTAGATGATGTCTCTCCATCGTCACGCCCCTTCTTCTACCTACAGCTGACGTTGCTGATAATGACCGAAAATAACAAAACGGTGGTATTCGTTGTTTTTGATTCTCACTATGTGCTCTCTGTCGAGAATAAAACAGGTCATAGCTAACATAGGAGACAGCGACAATGCGGCGCTTTCTGTTTCAAAAAGATATATAAATATATTTATGTTTTTCAGCCCTGTAATCTCTCTTACAGTTTTTTTTCATCAAAATCTACTGCCCCCCTAACCCAGTACAAATGACGAGCAGTCACTATTATCTAAATAGATATCTGGAGTATTTATGCTCATGTCATTAGTACATGTCCGTGATATCAACTTGTTTACATGATCCATCAGCGAGTAAAAGTACGACTAACTTTTGATTACACATCGTTATTTATTCCATCGGGAGTTCAGATAGAGTGGAATACTATCTACCTCTAAAGAGACACTTACATCAAATAGATACTATATGACAT